GTGGCTTCGTCGGCGGGATCGAGGCTGCCCTCACGGACCGCCATGCGGAGATAGGCGTGGTCCGCGAGCGTGTCGTCGACGTCGCGATATCGTTTCTCGAGCGGGGCGTCGGTGGGAGCGTTGGGAATTAGCGCTTTTCCGACGAACCGCGGGGGATTCGTACCGAGGACAAATGGATTCGGCACGAGCACGCCGGGGTGCCCGCGCAGCTTTAGCGTTCGCATGGTCTCCCTAAGGCGCGAGAATGGTTTTTCTGCGCAGCAAGACGCCTGCGGAAACGGGCTCTTCCTCAGTCGAATAGAGGGAGAGACCCAACTCGCCGTTATCGTCATCCGGGGACACAGGGCGTCCCGCCGGAGCGACCTTTTCGAGCACCGTAAAGGTGCCCCGTAACGAGGGAAAACCGCGTTGACTCGCCCCAGCGAGATCGGCTGTATCGGCGGGCAGTTGGGCGAGAAACCCCTCCTCACCGCCTTCGTATGTAAGTCGGGCGAGTGATAACGATTCGACGAGCGGCGTTCCCGGGGGATCTCCGTATTCAGGGTGAAATCCCTCTTCGGCGGCAAGCTCGAAGCAGGCGTCGACCGCAGCCATAAGGCCGTGGCGAGGCCGGAGTCCGCCCGGGGCGACAAGCTCATTGAAGACGTAAAGCGCGGTGATTTGGCGCTGCCTAACGTCGTAATGGATGGTCCACGGGGTTCTCGCGCTTCTCCCCGTCCACCATACATAAAGCGCGGGCAGGTTGTTTCGCACGAAATACTTCGCAGGATCGATTGGGTAGACATTCCCGTCCGGCAACGCGTCCGGGGACGTCCCCTGCATCAAGGCAAGGCGCGCATTGAGCATGTTCCGCAGCGAGAAACGGAGGAAATCGGCAATCCCGAGGACCGTGGGATCGCCGATCTCCTCGTTCAAGCGTGAAGCGGGTAGCGGCAAGCATAGCGCGCCGACGTTCGCGGTAGGGTTCGGCATGGTTAAAACGGAACGCGGCGATCGATGGCGAGCAGGCGGAGCACGTAACCGAACGGCCTGCTCGTATCGAGGTTCAGGACCGAATAAGGTCGAGCGTCGTTGTCCGGCCCTTTGAGCACGTAATAGAACTCGACGCCGGGGGTATCGGACGGATTGAGGATGTCCGGCGAATACCCGCCGCCTTCATAGGCCGGAGTTATGGGACCGACCATGGCCTCGCGACCGGCCACTCTCACGCGAGGGCGCGGCTCGATCACGAGGTCATTGATCGTGGGGACGCCGCTTTGCACGACGCCCTCACTCCATTGCCGGGTGCGCAACATCACGCCGAAAGGCCGAATGTCGAGCGTTTGCGGCCCGGCCAGCCCCCGGATCGTGTCGACGACCGGGAGCAAGGCTTGGCGTAGCGTCACGGAATGGCACCGCCGACGAATGCGTCCCTTTGCGGTGCGGTCCCGAGCGCGTCCCCAATATGCCAGACGAGGCGCCGCCCTTCCGAGCGGAGCACGGACATCGCGCGAGCGACGTCGATTTTCAAGCCGTCCGCGTCGAGGGCCTGGGCTTGGGACCAAAGCGCCCTCATGCTTTGCTCCAAGGCTCCGAGGCTTTCGAGATCGACACGAATGGCGGCTTCCGTCGACATATCCGCGGCGGTGCCTCCCTCGGCTTCGGATTGAGCGCCCGTTATGGCGACGTCGAGCCGCCTATCGTGCCGAGAAAAACCAAGCCATCGCCGAAGCTTGACGCGCTCCGATTCGGAGAACGCCATGGATTCACCCGCCCTTCGTCGGCGTGTCTGCGGGCTGCTTCTCCTCTTTCGGCGGGCGCAGCGCTGGGTGAAGCTCCGCGGGCTTGTCCTCGCGTACGAGCTGCGGCGCAAGGCCCCCGACGATAATCCCCTCGCGGAGCTTCTGGACCGCGTGGTCGAACTGTGAGGGAATGGCGGCCTCGCCCTTCGGCGGAACGGTGTACTCGACCGTCTGTCCAGGCGAAACGAAAAGGCGGAGCTTGACGGCCTTATCTGTTGGGTTCGTCCACTTCGTCATTCCGAGGTCCATTTTCGGCTCCTTAGTTGAGGTCTTCAATCACTCCGCACGAGTTCGGCTTGCGGACCTGCATTTGCAGGTAGGTCACGAGCTGGAATCGATCAGCATCGCCTTCTTTCGCGAGGCTATCGATCCGCGCCGTGATACGCGTGTTGTTCCCCGGAGCGCCCGAAAGCTCCGTTTCGCGCGTGATTGTCGCGGTGCCCAGGGGCACTTGGGGCAATGTCCGGATCTGGACATATTGCCGATTCAGCATGAGGAGCTTGCCCCCCGGACAATCGCGATCACGATAGATCGGGATGCCCTTGTACGAAAGGCCCGTAAAACCCGTATTGGGCGGGATGACGGGTCCACCGACGTTCGAGACATCTTGTCGCAGCGCCGAGACGTCTCCGCGCTCGATAAAGACGTGCTTCATCGAATCGAAGAGGCCCTCGTAGCTCCGCGCGATGCCGGGAGAGCACACGATTATGTCGGGCATCATCCCGCACGCGATGTAAATGTCCTCCTCCAATTGGTCGAGCAAGGCTTTCGTCAGCGCGCGGCTCGATCCACCATTGCCGAGGACATTCGCGGCCCATGCGGGATATGTCGCACGGTTGACGTTGGCATAGGTGCCACTCGCCGCGACCGCTCCGCCGCCGAAGAAACCAGCGATGTTCGTGCCCGTCCCGACGCCACCGAAGAGGGCGCCGTTGATCTGGGAAATGAGATCGGATGCGGCGTCGGTGAGGTTTGTCCCGAATTGATCAAGCAACTCGAGCGCGGAGCCCACGCTACCGCTCGCCGCTGCCACTGCGAGCCCGGAGAGCGAAAACGCGGAGCGGTAGGAGGCCCATTGCAGCGTCGCGGGCACCGTGACATCTGCCTGGAATTCGTCGGCGCCGACGGGCGAGCCTTCGGTGAAGGAAGCCGCGTGAACGGACCGGGAGAAGCGCACATCCCAGCCGATGTTTTTCCCCGCTCCGGCGCGTTTGGGCAAAAGCTCGGCGGTGACGGCTTGCCGATTGAATTGCCGATCGAGCTCGGGTGCGAAGATTTGCGAAAGCGAGTTGAGAATGTCTTGAAGCGTGACTGTTGCCATTCAGCTCCTCGTCAAATCAACCAACGTTGACGGTGCCAGAGGTGAGCGCCGCTTGGAATTGCAAGGCGAGGTCTTCTCGAGAGGGCGTCGCCGCTTGGGGTTGTCGAGGCGTAACCTTGTTTCCGGGCCGCTCCCCGCTGCCCTGCGTGCCCCGCGGCGTTTGGTAAAGCTTTGCCTCGTCGCTTTTTATCCACGAACGGAGGCCCGTTTGGAGATCGACCTCATCCGTACCATCGACGAAAACGATCCCGCCGGTCTCGGTCGTCTTCACGCGTTTCTCCGCGTCGACGAGATAACCGACCGCTTGTTTGACGTGTTTCGGATCGACGCCGGCCGTGACGAGGGCCTCCCCGAGCGTTTGGCGCATTTGTGAATCGCGAGCCCTCGCGCGCTCGGCCTCGGCCTCGGCACGAGCCGATTTGACGAGCGCCTCGGTCTCAGACATGCGCTTGAGGAGGCCCTTGTATTCGGGAGACTCCTCGATCTTTTGCTTGGCGGGCGTTTCATGATTCGACGGCGGCGCCGCCTCACGCGCGGTCAATACCTCATCGAGCTTGGCGAACAGCTTGCCCGTTTCACTGGTCACCTTGCCGAGGAGCTTTTCGTCACGCGACCGCAGCAATGCGGTCAGCTCATCCATCGTGACGAACTTCTGGTCCTCGTTCGCCTTCGGATCCGCTTCCTTGTCCTTGTCCTTGTCTTTTTCGAGCATGCTTTCAATCCTCCATTTCGTCCTTGCGATCATCGGCGGGGCGATCGAACGCCGCCGCGACACACGCCAGGATCACGGAACCAGCGATCATTGCGAGAATAGCTTCCATTCGCCTCCATTAGGTGATTTTCGTGCGAGCCGGCTTCGTCCCCGGCAATGTCAAGAGAATCGTCGCAGCCCGGCAACGGCAATTCGGATGCACGCTGCCCGGGCGCTCTCCGCGCGAGAAGGGTACGCCCCACGGGCGCACCTCTCCGGCATGCTCGACACAACGCGGACAAAGCCGCCTGTCAAGCGTCACGTCCCATATTTTAACCGGCAACACGTAAAGGCGCGATTCGGTTTTCGCGAGTGCGTCCGTCTCTGCTTCGTATTCCGTGTTAAATGCGTCGGCCGTCTCCGTCGCGGCGGCGAGATCGAGTCGAGCGTCGAGACTTTCGTTAACCTTGTCGAAGAGCGGCGGCATGAGCCTCCAGAACGCGGTGTAGCCATGCGTTGGCATAGGCCTGCGCCGCTGCGCGGGCGCGAATACGATCCACGTCGCTGCCCTTCGTGGGTGTGGGCGCTGGAATCGGTCCCGCGCCTAATGAGCGGGCCAATTCGATCTCGTCCTCGAGTGCCTTATGCGAGAACCGCCGCGCTTCGAGGCGCCCTCGATAAACGACCTCCTCGAGTACGGCGCGCAGCTCGGCCGCGCATTCGCGCGCAGCCCTGTCAACATCATTGCGATCAATATACTTGGCCGTGATCGCCCGGACCGCCCAATGGAGCCGGGCCCGCAGGCGAGCCTCCACTGCTACCATCATGCGCAGCGACGCGAGGTGCCTCGTTTTCCATTCCGGCGTTTGCATTTTTGAGATCTGCCATGACAGCGTGAAGGTCGCTTTTACGCTGCTCCTCTGCGTCCACACCTTCCTGAATTTCCCTGCGAATCACCTCCGCGGTCTCCGGCGGCAAATTGGGCAGCAACCGAAGGGCGACCTCGATTTTGAGTGTCTTCCGGAACGTCGGCGAGGGAATCGGGAGCTTATCGAGCTGCAAGCCTTCCTCGAGCACGGCGAGGCGGCTTTCGCCATCGTATCGATCGAGCCCTGACGGTACCCAAACGATGTTCTCTCCGCGGGCTTCACTCACGACCCGATAGGCGCGTGTCGCGCATTCGCGTACGAAAGTCCCGAGCGCCCCGAGCACGACCGCCGTCGCTTTGCGATCTTCCTCTTTTGAGTCCCCGCTCCGGCCCAGCGATGCGCCGATGTTGGAGACCGACGCGGCCATTTGATGAACGACGCGAAACAGCTCGTCCTTCAAATCGCGGAGCTGACTCTCTACGACGGCGTAACAAGCACCCGAGGGCTCGGCAAATCCAACGGCATCGCCGGAGCCGAGCACGAGGTAGCCTTTGTTTGCAAGCTCGAGGCGAGGATCGCGTGCTCGGTTCGGGTCTTGTTGCACCTCTGCGGGGAGCGCCGCGCCGGGAGCCCCGACCTCACTTCCAAGCGAGACGTAGGGGATCGCGAAGAGGCTTTTGTTTTCCGCTGCGATAAGGACATTCCTTCGCTGGAAATGCTCTTTGGCGAGCGGTCCGATCTTGTTGCCTACCCAAAGCCCGCTCGGGAGCGAAAGCTCGACGAGAGGGATTACGCGAAACGAGGTCGAACCTTGATCGACGAGCGGCACGTCATCCTGAGCCCGCGGAGGCCGATCGTCAGTAAATGGGGCCGTGCGAAAGAGTTGCCACGTGACGGAAGCATCTTGACGCTGCCAAACCTTAAACTCCTCGACGCGCGCATTTCGACGATCGGCGAGGCCATTACGGCGGGTCACCACGCGACGGAGCACCGCGAGGACGAGAGCGCCATTGTCGTCATATTCCCAATCGTATAGCTCCTCGATTGGCACCTCGAAGGCGTACGCCCTTGCAAAGCCCGCGGCGTCCTCCTCGGCACGATTGAGAGGAGGGGCTTCCCCACGTCGAGGAAAGTCGATACCGACGAGCGAGCGGCCCTTCACGAGCGCGGTCGTCAATGCGCGCCGCATGAGCATCGGAAAGGAGGTGCCGCGCCGATCCGCGTCCCGCGCAAAGAGCGCGTAGAAGCCGGGATCCTCGGGCATTCCGCCCGGCGTCGTCGGATTGGCCTCGTCGGCTGCGGGCGTCACGCGCAACTCTTGGGAGAAGAGATTGGCGACGAAGAAGTCGACGACCTGCCCGAGATACGAGATGTATGCCGCGAGCCGGACCCGCTCCTGATATCGCCCGGGCGTCTCACCGATCATGATGGGCAGGTACTTGCCTGCATTGCGAAGGATTTGGTATCCTCCCTCGTAGAAATCGTCTAGCTCCGACCACTCGTCGGCGAGGTAGCTCGGGTTTTTCTGGGCTAGAATACCGTATTGCATATCATGCAACTGGGAGCGCGGAAAGGCTCCGGTAGATCGGCCTACGCCTCAAGACATCCCAACCAATCGCCGCAGCCATGACGAGATCGTCGTGTTTCCCGCGGGCCGCCTCGGGACGTCCCCGGTCTGTCACGATAAACGTCAGCATCTCGCCGAGCAACTCGCGGTCGTGCGTGCGGAAGACTCCCCTGCGATGCGAGTCTTCGAGCAAATCAAGCGCCATAGGCCGGCTCGCGGCCGTCGTGAGCCATCCCGGTTTGCCGTCCACGCCGAGATACACGTGGGGATAGGCTTGCTCCCTCGTCAGGGCTTGCAAAACGGCATGCCCATGGTTGTTTCGCTCGACGACAATGGTTGCCCCGTTATAATGCCAGCCAAGCTCGGCAATCAGCCGAGCAAGCTCCCACGGCGGGGTATGGGCTCGAAGCGTCGCCACGTGTGCTCCGGTGATGCGTTGGAAGACGAGCGCGGCGCTATAGTCACCTTTCGCGGCGTCGGGATCGTCACGGACCGTCGCTTTGACGATGCCCTCTGCCGTATCGACGGCTAAAAGGTACGTCGCGCCGAACTCCGGCCGGGCGTAAATGCGGAAACGACCCTCGTCGCGCACGTCGATTGGGGGCCGCGATTCGGCGAGGAGTCTGGCGGTCGCGTCGCGATCGAAAAAGAGCCGGCCGGACGCGAGAAAACACGTCTCGATATCGCTCGGGTATTCCTGGTCGGTGAGGGCCTGGCCCTTCTCTGCCACCTTTCGGCGATACCACAGGATTTGCTCGGGAGTGAGCCCATAGCGTTCG